GCTGCGGTGGTGTCGCGATGGACAGGGATCCCGGTCGATAAAATGCTGTCCGGCGAGCGCGACAAGCTGCTGCGGATGGAGGAAAACCTCAAGCGTCGAGTGGTCGGACAGGACGAGGCGGTTTCCGCTGTGGCCAATGCCATCCGCCGCGCGCGAGCCGGGTTGCAGGATCCGAACCGGCCGATGGGTTCTTTCTTGTTTCTTGGCCCGACCGGGGTTGGCAAGACCGAACTGGCAAGAGCGCTCGCCGAGTTCCTGTTCGATGACGAGGCGGCGATGGTGCGGATCGACATGTCGGAGTACATGGAGAAGCACTCGGTCGCACGGCTGATCGGTGCCCCGCCGGGCTATATCGGTTACGACGAGGGCGGGGCATTGACCGAGGCGGTTCGGCGCCGGCCGTATCAGGTGATCCTGTTCGACGAGATCGAGAAGGCTCATCCCGATGTGTTCAACGTCTTGCTGCAGGTGCTGGACGACGGACGGTTGACCGACGGCCAGGGACACACAGTCGATTTCCGCAACACCCTGATCGTCCTGACTTCGAACCTCGGCAGCGAGGCGCTGGCGAGGCTGCCGGAACGCGCCGATGTCTCGGTCGCCCGCGAAGCGGTAATGGAGGCGGTGCGAGCCGCCTTTCGGCCGGAGTTTCTCAATCGGCTCGACGAGATCCTGCTGTTCCGGCGGCTGTCGCGCGATGACATGCGGGGGATTGTCGCGATCCAGCTCGAACGACTGAAGCGGCTGCTACTCGACCGCAAGATCACGATCGAGCTCGATGCGAGCGCCAACGCCTGGCTCGGCAATGCCGGGTACGACCCGGTCTACGGAGCGCGGCCGCTCAAGCGGGTGATCCAGCGTGAATTGCAGAACCCGTTGGCCCAGCGGATTCTAGATGGCCGCGTCCCCGCCGGGGCGACGGTCCATGTCAGCGCCACCGACAAGGGCCTCTCGATCGGGGATGTGATCACCGCCGCAGCCGCCTGATCGCGGTCGCCCGTCATCGCGCGGTGGAGCGGTTGTATCGTGAGTATCCGCGTATCCGCGGGCGGACCGCGGCGCACTCGGGCCTCGACTCGGGTTCATCCTTCCTGATCGGTGCCGACGACGAGATGGCACTCGAGCACGTCGGAGCGCGGGATGCGCAGAATGTCCGCGGGGTTCAGCTGCCGTAGCACCAGGGTGTCGCCGTCCCACCCGACGAACTGCTTGATCAGGACGATCTGCCCCTGCTTATAGACGACGACATCGCGACCGCGGGTCGGCGGCTTGAATGGGTTGATGTGCAGCAACCAACCTTGCTCGTAGCGCGGTTCCATGCTGTCGCCGACCATATAGATCGCATAGGCCGAGCGCACACCCGAGAGGCTTGCCGGTCTTGGCGTGTAGCCGATCGGACCGTCCTCGAGGAACATCTCCTGATCGGTGCCGCCACGCCCGCCGCTGCGGATGGGGATGCGATCGCCGCTCTGCGACGGCGCCGACGGCGGTCGGCCGCGGCTGGGCCGCGGGGCATCGGTCGGCAAGAGGGGAACCGGAGCCTCGATCGCGTGCTGTAACACCTCCTCGGGGGTTACCCCGAGGAAGGCCGCGATCTGCACAGTCTCCAATTGCTTCATTTGGCGTTCGCCCTTGAGCATACGGGAGACCGCCGAAGGGGCCAGCCGCAGATGGCGGGCGAGATCGGCCTGCGATGCGCCGGCACGACCCAGGGCTTGGTGAAACCAGAGAGTGTCCATGATGTGATTTGCATAATTTCGTTGTTGACATCGACTCCGTTCATGTTATCATCTTGGTGCGATCATGACAAGGATTTTCATCGAAGCATGGAGAGATCGATGCTGGATCGTGCAAGCACGCGGCTGAGCACCGGACCAGAAGCCGCCGGTTGTGCATACCTCCTGGAAGCCGGTCGGAGAACACAAAGCTGTGGCCTGCCGCGCCGCCCGAAATCTTCCTATTGCCGGGAACATCATGCGCTGTGCCACATCGCATGCGGAACCTCCGCCGAGGCGGATTGCCTGCGGGAAGTCGAGCTCTTGGCCCGCGTTGCAGGCGGTCGTCAAGGCTGGCGGGCGGCGGGGCCGTCGCAACTCTTCCTCGATCGTCTCGAAGGTGTTTTGCGAGATTTTTCGTAAGTAATTCGTTCTTGATCTGTTCGAGGGCCCCATGGCACGACGAACTTCTCGTCCGCGTCCAGGTGCGATCGAGGGCGAAGCGCTGGTTGCCCCGACGCCGGAGCGGCATCGGCATGGCACGATCGAGCGGTTGCATCGGCCGATCACCGATGCCTCGGGCGCGATTGTCCGACCGCATCATGCGGTCGATACGCTGCTGGCGATGGAGCGGCGCGGCTCGATCACGAGTGCGATGCGACAGGCCGGGCAGGATTTTCGAAGGTATTTTGCGATGGCGCAACTCGATCCGCTGCGGGCCGTCGACTGGTCACAACCAAGAAGCGGTGGCGCTGCTGGCAGCCACCGCTCCGACTCGAGTGGGCGGATCGAAAAAGCGCGTGAATTCGTTTGGCACACTGTCCGCGCGGTCGGCGGGGTCAGCTCTCCCGGGGGCTCGTGTCTTTGGCACGTCGTCGGTTGGGAGCGCTCGCTAAAGGATTGGGCGCTTGATCAAGGGTGGAGCGGCCGACGCGTGAGCCAGGAATCGGCGGCGGGAATCCTGATCGCGGTGCTTGGGGCTCTCGATGCGCATTATCGAGGCTTTACGTTGCGAAAACGGAATATCGATATTGACAAATCCGGATCGATCTGATATAAGACGGCCACACTGGTCGAACCAGGATTTCAAGGCGCGGCACGCCGGGCACGAGCATCGGCGTGGTTCTGTCATCGGCGCTTCGCCAGAAGGTCTCGCAGCGTGATCACTCTCGGGTGCCGAGGTTGCAACCGGATGACGGCGGCTCGTCCGACGAGATGGGCGGCGCTCCTGGTGCTCGCTCTCGGCCTCGCCTGCGGGTCGGCGTGGGCGGCCCCGACGACCTCGCCGCAATGGGTCGATGTGACCGCGCACGGCGCCGACCCGAGCGGCGCCGCCGATTCGACGGCGGCGTTCAACGCTTCGATCAACCTCGCATTGACCGGCGGCCAGCCGCTCTACTTGCCCTTTGGCACCTACAAGGTCGGCTCCGGGCTGGTCATCGACTATGCCGGGATCGGCGCTTCCGGGTTTCGCATCGTCTCGGACGGGGCGACGTTGGACGGGCGCGGGATCGCGGCCGGGCCGGTGCTGCAGGTCGTCTGCGGCGGCGGCTCAGTCATGACGCCGGCCAACTGCTTCTACTTCCGGCAGCAGGGGACGCTGCAGATTTTGGCCGCGACCACCGGCTACGGGTTTGTCCTCGGCAAGACCGATTTTTCCGACGCGCACAACTCGATCCGGATCGACCACCTGGTCATTACCAATTCCTCGACGGCGGCAGCGGCTAGCGGCTGCCAGTTCAATTTTGTGCTCGACAGCGACATCTATGCGGTTTGCGACAGCGGCGGCGGCGGGGCGGGGATCGCCCTCGAACAGGTGCAGTTCACCTATATCGAGGGTGCCGGAACCGCGTCCGGACCTGGCGGGCGCTCGATCGTGCTCGAAAACGGCTACGACTTCTCGAACGTCCTGAAGGCGCTCGATCTCGAAGTCTCGCCGATCTGCCTCGCGATCACGACCCCGCACAGCGGGCTGAACACGTTCTTGTCGCCCTATTTCGACTGTGCGACCGCGGTCAGCGCCACAGCCTCGAACGGCAACGTCCTGATCAACCCGAATTACGGCGGTGCGGTCACCAATTACGGGCCGCTGTCGACCGGGATCAGCGTCCTGGGTTCCGGCTCGCGCAACGCCTGGCTGTTTCCGGCGGCGGCGAGCTATACCGCGGCACCGATCGACGACGGGCTCAGTGTCAGCTCGTACAACGCCACCGGGGCGAGCCTGGCGGTGACGCTGCCGGCGATCGCCGCCGTCAATTCCGGCTGGTCGATGGGGTTTGCCAGCGACAACGGCAAGGGGATGACGATCGCCGTCCCCGACGCGGCGCGGCTGCTCACGGCCGGCAAGGCGCTCGCCTCGTTGACCCTCGGTACCGGCAATTACGAATATGTCCGGGTGCAGTCGGACGGGAACAACTGGCGGGTTGTGGCGGTGAGCCGCCCGACCCGGCTCGCGAACGGCCTCGAACCGCCGCCCTGGCCGTCGAACTGGCTCTACCCGTCGACGAGCGGCTATGCCGCGACCCTCGGCGACAACGGCAGCACGCTTTCGTCGTACAACGCCGCCGGCGGGCTCACCGTGACCCTGCCGCCGACGGCCGGGCTGCCCGACGGCTGGTCGATCGGGTTTGCCAATGACAACGGCAACGGCCTCACCGTCAATGTGAACGGCTCGGGCGGCGGCCATATCGTCTACCCGGGCTCGGGGGCGCTCGCGACCTCGCTGACGCTCGCCGCCGGCTATCCGGGCCAGGTCGCCTACGAGTATCTCGCCCTGCAATACGACGCGAACGGCAGCGCCGGCAATTTCCGGGTGGTCGCGGCGTCTCCGGCGACCGCGCACGCGCTCAACATGCTGGGCTCCTCGGGGATCACGCGCTGGAGCTTCCCGTCGGCCTCGACCGCGTACGTTGCCACCGCCGCCGACAACGGCAACATGATTTCGAGCTACAACAGCCCGTCCTCGTTCATGGCCGTGACCCTGCCGTCGACGGCTGCGATCAACCAGGGCTGGACGGTCGGGATCGCCGCCGACAACGGCAAGGCGATGAGCGTGCAGGTGAACGGCGTCTCCGGCGGCAAGATCCTGTTGGCCGGCAGCCTCGGCCAGGTCACCTCGTTCGCGGTCGCGGCGAACGAGAATGCGGTGCTGCAATTCGACGGCTCGAACTTCCGGGTCCTGTCGATGCGGCCGATCACGGCCGACCTCCTTGGCCAATTGGTGCCGTTTGCGACACCTTCGTCGTCGGCCGCCTCGTGCCAGCAGGGCACGATCGAGGGCGACGCCAACTACCTCTATTTCTGCACCGCGGCCAACACCTGGAAGCGCGCGGCGCTGTCGAGCTTCTGAGGACCGTGAATGACCCTATTGGTCAAGGACGCCAACACCCAGACGCAATCGCTGTCGACCGGAGCGGACGCGAGCGGCAACCTGGTGCCGCTGCACGGGGCCGGGGTGACGGTCGCCGGTATCGTGCAGCCGGTGCAGGCGACGCAGCCCCTGCCGGTGATCAACGCCGCCGGATCGGCGGCCCTCGACGGCTCGGGCACGATCGCCGCCGGGGGTGCCGCACAGCTGCTGTTTGCCGGCGTGGCACCCACCAACGGCTTCCAGGTCGGCAACAACTCGAGCGGCACGCTCTATGTCAGCGATGTCGGCGCCGCCAGCGCCGGCGGGGCGAGCATGCCGATCGCCGCCGGCGCCATCTACACGACCCCGGACGGCTACCGCCCGGCCGGGGCGGTCTCGATTTTCGGCGCCTCGACCGGTCAGGCCTTCGCCGCGAGGCGGTGGTGAAGGGGCAGCTGCCCGGCCCGGGGGGAGTCAGTTCGCAAAACCCCTGATTCACCCGTGGGCTAGCCAAGTTTTACGCGCGAATTTTTCGCGGCCCCTTCGGGGGCTTTTTTGTTGCTCCCGGCCGGCGCCGGGACCAGCCGATAGGAGCTTGCCCGCATGAGCGTGTTGCCCTCGGATCTCGTCGCCTACGGCTCGGCCCAGATGCCCGAGGCCGATGGCGTGACCATCGGCGGCGGCCCCGACCTCAGCCGCCGGATCGCCTTTTACGACGTGTCGCCGGCCGGTACATGCGACGTCATCAGCTCCTCCGCCTCCGACACCGCGACCAAGATCACGGTCTATGGCCGCGATGCGACCGGCGCCATCCAGAGCTACACGGCGACCCTCAACGGCCAGTCCTGGGTCACCGGCTCGCAGTCCTTTGAGCGGCTCCTCTATGCGGCGATCACCGGTGCCACCGCGAACGGCCCGGTCGCCAACCCCGGCGGCACCGCCGCGGTCGGCGACGTCGCACTCGCCGCCCATGCCTGCGTGCTGCCCGCCTCGTCGGTCACGACCGACGCGACGGTCCGCACCTGCCAGACCGGCAGCGCCAACGCCGCGGGTGTCACCCCGGCGCTGATGAAATTGCAAGCCGGCGACGGGGCCTCGGTCGCGCTCGGGCAGATGATCTGGACCAAGGGCGGCACCGGCCCGAACCAGGTGCGGCAGATCATCGCCGTCACCGGCTACGGCACCGATGTCGTCGCGGTCAACCGCAACTGGGGCACCGTCCCCGACAACACGACGACCTACAAGATCCTGCAAGGGATGCTGTTCGAGATCAGCCCGAACGCGGTGACCGCGGTGATCCGCTGCTTCTCGACCGCCGCCGCCGATGTGCCTTCGGGCTCGACCCGGACCTTTTACGAGAAGGTGTTCCTCGTCAACAACAACACCGCGACCGCCTTGACCGGGGCGCAGATCGAGGTCGCGAGCGAGACCCCGAGCCTGCCCGCGGGCGCGGCACTCGACCTGGCGCTGACCACAGCGCTCGACGACACCAACACCTCGACCAACCGCCAGACTGCACCCGCCGCCGGCACGGGCAGTTTCGTCACCCAGCCGGCGCTGGTCAATGTGCCGGGGGCCGGCAACCTGCCGCCGGGTGCGGCGCCGAACGTTGCCGGCGCGCAGGGCGTGTGGTTGCGCCTGACCCTGAACGCCGGCACCGCGGCCTACAAGGGCTCAGCCGATCTCCGCGCCCAGGGCACGACGACCTGATCGCGAGCGCATGCGGTTCGCGCCGCTCGCGCTGTGCGCAGCGCTCGTTGCCGCGGCGCCGGCGGAAGCGGCCGGCCCGAATGTCGGGACGGTGTGGCCGCCGGCGGCGATCATCTATGTGCCGTGCGGCGCCAATCTGTCGAATTATATCGGCGGGTCGAGCCCGGCCGGCACATTCTATCAGCTCGCCGGCTCGGCGGACCGGCCCTGCACCTATGGCGGCGGACAACAGTTCCACACCGCCTCGTCGATCACGGTTTCGGGCGACTGCTCCTCGTCCACCGGCGCCAACACGATCATCGACGGCGGCAACGGCTCGAACCTGACGGTGACCAACGGTAACGCGGACGGCACCACCGCGGTCGTGATCATGTGCCTGACGGTGCAGAATTACGGCGGCAGCGCCAACTGCATCACCGGCGCCAAGAACGGCTGCGGCACCGGCGGCGCGCCCTCGACCGAGAACTGGAGCGCCGCGATCGAGGGCTGGAACGGCTGGGTCTTTCGCGCCGCGACGTTTCGCGGCGCGGGCGGCTACGGCGTCCTCCTCGCCGGCTCGGCGAGCCTTGTTTCGAGCCTCGTCACCGAGAACTACCACGCCGGGGTCGGCTGCCAGACCGCACTCACGGGCGCCGATGGCGGCCCGATCACGATCGTCGGCAATGAGGTCAGCTTCAACAACGTGCGGAACGACAGCAGAACAGCGGACGCGGCCGGGGTGCGCTGCATCAAGAACGGGGCCGGGCCGGCGCAAGGGGTCGCGGTCCTCGACGATTATGTCCACGACAATTACGCGATCGGGGTCTGGTGCGCGGCCCAGTGCTCGCCAATGTTCACGGCCCAGGGCAACACGATCCTGCACAATTCCGGCGAGGGCATCCGGCACGAAGTCTCCTACGGCGGCGACATCTCGGGAAACGTGCTGCAAGCGAACGATTATCCGGACTACGCGGCCGGCGCCGGGCAGATCGCGCTATTGAATTCGGGCGGGGTCGCCGCCCACGACAACAACCTCACCGTCGCCGCCTCCTGGGGTGCGGCGATCGTCGCCGTCGACACCAACCGCGGCAGCCTCGCCGGCAACGCCTACGGCAACACGGTCAGCGGCAACACCGTCACCTTTCTCGGCGCCGGCGGGGCCAGCGGCTGGAACGACCAGTGCAATTTCGGCGGCGGCTGCGGCACCGGCTATGCCGCCTCCTACGGCGCCAACAGCTGGAAATCGAACAGCTATTATTCGCCGGGCGGCGCCGCCGACCAGCATTTCGAGTGGTCTGCGGGCGGCGCCAATTCAACCTTGTGCACATTGGCCCAGGCGCAGGCCGGCTCGGGCTGCAGCGGCGTCGGGGCCGCGACCGAGGCCGGCTCGACGATCGCCGTCGGCAATGCCGGCGTCGCCGGCTGCCGCCACATCGGCTGCACCGGCTCCGGCTGGCCGCTGCCGGCCGGGTTTTTGACCGACGATGCCGGCAGCTACGTCCTGACCAACGATTCCGGTTTGCGGGAGCTGACGCCGCCATGAGGCTCTTTGTCGTCCTGGTCGCGATCTGCGGCGCCCTTCTCGTCGCCATCGGCACGCGGGCGCAGCAGCAGCCGAACCAGTCCTGGGCGAACCTCGTCTACAACGCCAATTCCGAGAGCCTGCCCTGTCCCTCGACCGACTATCTCTCGGTCGCCACCAGTGCCTTGAAGACGGCCAAGATCGCATGCGCCAACCTCTATCCGACCGTCGCCACGATCGCCGGCACCAGCTACACCTTCGCCGCGGCGGATTGTTGGCAGACCGACCATTTCACCAACGCCGCGGCGGTGACGGCGACGGTGCCGGCGGGATTGCCGACCGGCTGCAATCTGACCCTGGTCCAGGACGGGTTGGGGCGGGTCACGGTGTCGTTCTCGGGCTCGGGGATCACGCCGCAGAGCTTCGACAATTGCAACGGCTCGGCCGGGCGATGGGCGGTCTTCGGCGTGCATATCGAGAGTGCCGCGGCCGCCGAATTCTACGGGCGCTGCTCATGAATCCCCGGGGCTGCCTTCGCACGAGGGGTTGACGCATGATGCCCGGCCGCTGGTCCGCTCGCCGCCGCCCGGGGATCGTCCTCTCGGCGGCGCTGCTGCTCGCCCCCGCTTTCGCGGGGGCAGGCTCGACGCCGGCGCAGGCGCAGATCGCCGGCTCGATCTGGCAGATCGCCGCCAATCACGGCGCCGCCTCTCAGGGCCTCAAGGGCATCAATCCGACCGGATGTTGGTCGACCGGCTCCTCGATCGGCGGCTTTACATGCAACCTCGCCGGCCTCAGCAGCAGCAATCTGACGGCGGTGGTCAACGATCTCGCGGCTCTCGGCATGCAGTGGGTCCGCTGGGAAATGGACGCCGACCAGATCGACCCGAGTTGTTCCTCGTCGGGTTCATCGATGACCTGGACGGTGACCAACGGTGCCGGTCACGACGCCGTGATCTCGGCGCTGCACACGGCTGGGATCCGGGTCATGGCTCTGCTGAACCAGGCGCCGAATTGCATGAACGGCTCGTCGAACGCCGCGACCGGGATCACGACCGCGGGCGGCCGCACCTCATGGTCGAATTTTGCGACTGCAGTCGCCCAGCGCTACGGTGCCTCCGGGACCACGGTCCTCAACGGGATCCAGGCCTACGAGATCTGGAACGAGCCGAATTGTGCGATCTTCTGGCTGCCGAGCGCCGATCCGGCGAATTACGAGGCGCTGGTGGCGGCTTCGTACACGGCGCTGAAGGCCGTCGACAGCGCCGCGATCGTCGTCGTCGGCAGCCTCGCCCCGTGCGGCGACAGCGGCACGGCCCAAACGATGGAGACGTTTCTCGCCAACCTCTATGCCGACGGGCTCGCCGGCCATGAGAACGCGATCAGCGCCCACCCGTATTGCGCGAGCCCAGTCGGGGCGGCCGGCTGCGACAACATCCGCAAGATGTACGACGCGACCTATCACGGCGGCAGTGGTACCACCTGCCTCAACACCGGCTCGCCGGAGACCTGCACGCTTCTTTCCATCATGACCGAAAACGGCGAAGGATCGACACAGATCTGGATGACCGAATGGGGCGTCGAATCGAGCCAGATCGCCGGCGGCGTCACCCAGACGCAGCAGGCGACTGACCTCTCAAACCTCTATGCGCTCGCCAACGCCAACAAGAACGGCTGGGCCGGGCCGGTCTTCTGGTACAACTACCAGGATTTTGTTACCGCGCATGGCACCGGCGCCGACGGCAAGGCGCAATGCACGACGGCCGACGATCCGGCCGGGCAATCCTGCTTCGGCATCGAGGCGCCCGCCGCCGCCGGCGTCGGTGCCGCGAAAAGCGCCTACGCCGCCTACCAGAACGCGCCGTAATGCAACGACGTATACCGCCGCCCGATTTTGGGCACCGCTCACTCAATTTTGGGCATTGAGAACGCATGGCGAACCGCACTGCCTGGACCACCGGGAACGGCGAGGGCTTCGCCTGGGGCACTGCGATCAACGGCTCGGACCTCGCCTCGCTCGCCAACGGCTCGGCCGTCTTGTCGAGTGTCGCCGACATCGCGAACCAGACCGGGCTCGACCTTTATGCCGACATCTCGGTGCGGATGACCGTCGCCTCCGCGGCGCCGCCGGCCGGCGCCTTTCTCGCACTCTATCTCGCGGCACTGCTCGACGACGGCGCCACCTATGGCGACGGCTCGATGGCCTCGGGTGCGACAATCACGCGCGCGCCGCCCTATGCCCCGGTCGGGATCGTGGCGCTCGAAAGCGCGGCGGCGACGACATTGTTGGCCGGATTTGTCCAGGGCATCCTGATCCCGCCCGGCTCGTTCCGCTTCGCGCTCTACAACAATTCGGGGGCGGCGTTGAGCGCCACCGCGGGCAACTGCATCGTCAAGTACCGCACCTACAACCTCAACCTGAACAACTGACGGGTCGGGGATGGCGGGGTTTGCCGGCGGCCGCCGGGGGCGGCTGGTGCCGCCGGGAATGCCGCGGCTCGACCGCCGCCACCCGCTCGCCCAAGGGCTCGTCGCCTGCTATCTGCCGGCGACGGCCCCCTCGGGCCCGATCCGAAACCTCGCGGGCACCGGCGGCGATCTGACCACCCGCGGCAATGGGGGGCTCTTGCTCGGCCCCGAGGGCCCGGCGCTGAACGGCCAGGCGGCCGGCCAGGACTACGCCTATGGGGCGGCGCCGGCGGCATATCAATTCGCGATCGGCGTGTCGCTGTTCGTCCGCGGCCGGTATCTCAGCACTCCGAGCAGCGGCGGCATCCTGATCGGGCTGACATACGACAACGCCGGCACGAGCCCTTTCGACGGCTATGCGGTCACAAACACGACCGCGGGTCTTGAAGGTGCGTTCAACCTCGGCGGCACCGGCGCCTATCTCGGCGGCGTAACCTTTACCGCCGGCACGATGGTCTCGGCGGCGCTCAGCTTGGCACCGTCGCTGCACGTCTACTACCTGAACGGGGCCGCGAACGCGACCGACACCGGGGCCGGCTCGATCGCCTACGGGACGAGCCCGTTCCTGTGCTTCAACGCCGGCGCGCCAGGTCCGGCGTCCTCTGTGACGAACTTCGCGCCGACGATCGCCTGCATCTGGGCGCGGGCGCTGTCGGCAGCCGAAATCCTGGCGCTGCACAACGACCCCTACGGGTTCCTCGAATACCCGTGGGACCGCATTCCGCACCGATCGCTGCCGGCGCTGAACCTGACCACCAGCCGCTACCTGGCGATCGAGGCCGGGATGAGCTTCGACGGCGCCTTCGCCCAGTTCGAGGCGCTCACGCGGCTCAACCAGGGCACATTGGCGCGCGACTGGTCCGGCGATTTCGGGCCGGATTTCGGCCCGTCCTACGGCGGCGGCGTGCCGGTCGAGATCCCCAGGTCGGTCGCACAGCCGATCAGGTTGCCGCCACTTCCGGCAACACTGCCAAGCCATCTGGCGCTCGGCCTCAAAAACGCGAATACGCAACTCGGCTGGATGACCGGCTCGGGCGTCCCCTGGGATTACCGCTACCAGTACCTGACGCCATCATGGAAGACGTTCAACAGCCCGAACGGGCAAATCGTCTCGAACTACCTGATGCAGGGGTACACGACACCCGGCACGCAAGCATACGTCCCGGTCTTTACGGTGTACGAGATCGAGGGGCAGGCCTTCGCCAATGAAGCCGCGCGCGAAGCGTGGATCCAGAACACAAGCAATATGCTCGGCATTTACAACGATTTCCAACTGCTGTGCCAGAAGATCACTGGGGCCGGCGGCTGGGACGCGTCTCGCGCCGGCGGCGGCAGCAATTACAGCGTATCGGCAGATAATTCGGTACTGACTTATACCGGATCTAGCGGTCTCGATACGATCGGCCCCGGCGCTACGTTCCGATCGGCCGGAAAGTGGATCTACAGCGTCACTCTCGGGGCAACTCCCGCGGGGGTCGGACTCGCTGATGCCTCAGCGTTTACCTCGGCGGGGCACTATCCCGGCATCGACACGCATTCGGTTGGCTGGTTTCAGACCGGCGGCGTGCTGATCAACGGTACGACGGTGACCACGATCCAGGCCGTCGCATCGGGCGTTCAGCTCGATGTCGCCGCCGACCTTGACGCCAAGCGCGTCTGGTTTCGCACCAATGCCGGAAACTGGAACAACTCTTCGAGCGCCAATCCTGCAACCGGCGCCGGCGGGATCGACATTTCCGGCCTCGCCTCGATGACCCTGTCGCCGGCGGTCGATCCGGGCGAGACGAACAACACCGCGACCTTCAATACGCCGCCCTCGATCTCCGGCTTTTCGGCATGGAACATCGCCTCGCCCTTGGCGATCCTGCACATCGAGCCGGACCTCGCGGGCTTCGTCGAGCAGAATTGGGGCGTCGGCGGCGGCAGCCTTTTGACCGTTTCGGTCGCATCCTCCGGCTATACCGGGGTCGCCGGAATCGCCGGTTTACCGAACACCTTCGGCGGCTACGTGCGCGCCTTGAAGCTGATCCGCGACGCGTATGCGCCGTCGGCGCTGTTGGCACTCCACGTCAGCCATTGGGGGCCGAACAACGGCTATGACCCGACCAACTATGGCGGCCCGAGCCCGCAGGCGACTGCCGACCAGGTAGCAGCCTTCTATGCCGGCCTCGGGGGCGCCAATTACGATCTCTTGTTTCACGACCCGTCCGACGCCGACAGCGCCTACAAGGTATTGGTGCGCGGCAACAGCATCGCCTCGGCGTGGTGGACGATCCCGTCCTTCGCCAGCTACCAGGCATATCTCCTGGAAGCCTGCCTCAAGACCCAGCTCCGTGGGTTCGTCTGGCAGATCCCGGTCGGCAACACGAAATACCTCTCGTGCAACAACACCGCCTACCATTACCAGGACAACCGGCCGGAATATTTTCTCAATTCCGGCAGCAACGCCAATCTCTTGTTCTATGCGGTCGCCGGCGTCGTCGGCCTCTTGTTCGGCGATGGACAGGCGACGTCGACCGACGTCTACAACAATTCCGGGCAGGCCCCCTATAACCCGGCCCCGATCAGCGACAACAACACCGGTAGCACGACCTCGCTGACCGCGACCCTCGCCGATGACGACGGTGGCGGCTTGCAGACCTGGGGCGGGGCCTATTATAGCGGCGGCGCACTCGCATTACCGCCAACGGGCAGCGATGCTGCGGTTGAATTGACAACGCGCCAAATCGCCGATCCGTCGGCCGCGGCCGAGGCGGCGGCAACGCAGCGGATCGACCCGGCCGCCGCACCGGCCGAGAGTGCCGCGCTCTGGCACGCCGACTGGCAGGCCCCGGCCGAGGCCGGGGCCCGGCTCGCCGCCGACGCGCCGCCGCCCGGCGAGGCCGGGCGGACGCAGCGCGCCGACCCGCCGGGTGGAATCGAGGCGCCGGCGCGGATCATCGGCGATGCGCCTCCCTGGGCCGAGGCGGCGACCACTCTGCGCGCCGATCCTGCGCCGATCCTCGAGTGCCCCGTCCTCTGCCGGATCGACCCGGCCGCGGCCGCCGAATTCGCATTGTCGCAGCCCGCGGTCGTCGTCGGCGCGATCGTGCCGCTCGAATGGCTGTTGACCGGTCGGCGCACGGGCATGCTCGCCGAGAGCGCAGCACTCTGGCGGGCAGATGCGACGGCGCCGGGCGAGTCACTCCAGGCGCAGCGGGTCGACCCGCCGGTTGCGGCCGAGAATACAGCGCTCTACCGGCTCGACATCGTGTCGCCGGCAGAGGCCCCCAGCACCGCGCGCAGCGATGTTGCGGCGGCGCTCGAAGCGCTGCTCGCGGCGGCCCGGGCCGGCGCGCCGGTCGAGTTCGCGCTACGGCTGCGCTGCGACCCGCCAGGCGGGCTCGAAGCGTCCGGCACGGTGCGGGCGGACCCGCCGGCGCCGGCCGAGGCGGGCGGGACCTGCCTCGCCCGCGGCCCGGCCGCGCTCGAATTGCTGCTCGCCGCCGCGCGCGACGGGACGCCGATCGAGTGGCTGAGCCTCATCCCGTCGCTGACGATCACCGCCAACGGGTTCGCGCCGATCGAATGGGCCGCACTCTTCAGGGCCGATCCGGCGGCGATGGCCGAGATTATGGCTCGCCTCGCCGCCGACACGGCGATCGCGATGGCGCTCGGCCGGGTCGTGACCGCTGACCCGGTGGCGAACACCTATTTGCAGATCGAGGCGCTGATGACGACCCCGCCGCCCATCGTCTATGTGGCGAAGGACCGGCTGCGGGCGGCGAGCGACAGCCTCGGCGGCCAGGCTCGCGCCTTCGGGCCGATCGCCCCCGGCGCCAATGATTGGTTCGCCTTTGACTTCACCGCTGCGGTCGGGGCGGCGACGATCATGTCGACGAGCTGGACCTGCGCGCTGCGGCCGCTGCAGACGGTTACCGACCCGCAGCCGCAGATGCACATCTTGGCGCCAGCCACGGCCACGACCGTGATCGCCATCTACGAGCCCGCCGAGGCGCCGGGCTGGCCGGGCGTCGCGGCACCGCCACAAGGCTGGGCGGTCGCGCGCGGCAGCTGTTCGGTGGCGCTCGTCGGCGGCTTCGGCCCCGGCACAGCGGGTGCCTTCTACGAGCTTACCGCGACCGTCGTCACCAGCGACGGCCGCACCTTGACCCTCTCGGCGGACTTGCCGGTGGCATAGGCGGGTCGAGCCCCGCCTTACGCATGCAATCCGCCAGGGAGTAGGGCGGATGAAATCCGCCAAAAAACGCGAGGAAATTGATGAGATTGCGCTTGTTGCCGGCATTGGCGCTGGCCGCGCTGCCAGGCGTGGCCTGGGGCCAGACCAGCTTTACGGTCAAGACCCAGCCGCAGCTGCTCTACCAGTTCCAGAGCTGCGCCGCGCAGGGGACCGCGAGCGGCTGCATCGGGCCGGGCAATGTCCGCGACGTCATTGGCTCCGTCGCGGGCGCGCGCGGCGTCTTCACCCCCGGCCATTGCCCGCAATTCGGCGACGCGACCGGGGCCTTGGTCGATTCGGGCTCGGCCAATTGCGGCGGCGGCAATGTCACGAAGGCCGCGACCGGGATCATCACCAACGCCTATTACGTCTCGCCCTCGGGCAGCGATGCGAATGCCGGGACCCTGGTCGCGCCGTTTCTGACATTGGGCAAGTGCCAGACGGCGATGCAAGGCGGCACCAACAAGACCTGCTATCTGCGCGCCGGCACCTATTCGCTGGGGACCGGAGGCCTCAGCTTCGGCGCCTCGGACGCGAACGAGACCTGGTCCTACTACCCGCCGGACGGGGTCAATTCGGCGATCCTCAACGGATCGAGCCTGACCGGGATCGGCTGGACGATCGGCACCGCGGCGAGCCAAATGACGATGAACGGGCTTTCGTGGTGGAACCCGACCGCCCAGATCACCGCCTACAGCCAGTCGAACAATACGATTTGGATCAACAATCTCTTCGACGGCGGCGGTGCCAGCACCTTCATTCAGCTCGATTTCTACGGCAACAACCTGCTGATCGCCAACAACACGTTCCAGAATTCGGGGTCCGGGAGCGGCGCCTTCGGGCTCTACGGCAATGCCACCGGGGTGACCCATTCGGTCATCAAGTACAACACGATGCAGTGCCTGAACGGGTTCGGCATGGAATTGACGGCGCCGGCGGCCGGGGCCGGCAGCAACGTCCACGCAAGCAACATCATCGCCTACAACACGGTTTACGGGATCGGCCATATCGGCGGCGCGCCGCCCGGCTGCGGCACCAACCAGAACGACTCCGGCACCGGGTTGGAGGATGTGGGCGGCACCGGCGAACTCTATGTCGGCAACACCGTCTTCGGTGTCGAAGGCTATGCGATCATCAGCGTCGGGCTCTCGGCCGGCGGCGGCAACATCGTCAGCGACAATACCGTCCAGTCGAATTCCGACCCGATCATCGACCTGATCGGCGGCAACTATTCGTTTGCCGGCTGCGTCAACCCGAACCCGTGCACCAACCCGAACGGCGTCATCCGGCGCAACACGATAACCTCGCCCGGCTCGATCGGGGTCAATCTCGGCGACGAGAACGACGTGTGCAACGGCGGCACCTCGAAACGCCAGGGCACCGCCAACTCGGCGCTCATAGCCGGCAACACGTTCAACACCGCCTACGAGCCGCTCTGGGTAACGAATTCGCAAAACAGCATCATTCTCGGCAACACCGGCAATATCGGCACCGTCTCGGCGGGCGGGACGGCACCCCACTACCAATCCGGCATCTCGCTGTTGAACTGGGCCGCGGACGGCGGCGGGAGCTGCGCCAGCCCGCAAAACTCGACCGGCAACACGATCCAGCTGAATTCGTTCACCTCGGTGAGCGCCAATGCCAATTACGGCCTCTATTACGAGACCAATCAGACCGGCAACACGGCGTCGTACAACATCTTCTACCCCTACGGCACGCCCGGAACCGCGGCTATCCAGAACAATTCGGGCGGCACCGACACCGCCACCAACAACCAGACGACGAGCTCTTCGGCGCCGCTCGCAACGGCCCCCCCGGTCGCCAATGCCGGGGCCAGCGGCCTGATCGGTGCGCACGGCCAATCGGTGACATTGGACGGCTCGGCGACGCGGCTCGTCACCGGTGCCACGCCGGCCGGCCTCACTTATGCCTGGACTCAGATCCTGGGGAGCGCGGTCACGATCGCCAATGCCAGCTCGCAGGTCGCCTCGTTCACCGCCCCCAGCTCGGCCAGCCAGGCCACGGTCCTCGGCTTCAAACTGACCGTCAGCTCGGCGAACGGCTCGACTTATGACCAGGTCTATTTCGGGGTCGACCCGTCGCTTTGATGCAACAGCAAAGGGGTGCGGCGGCCGATGCACGACGAACAGCGTCTTTTGTTGGAGATCAAGGGCGACCTCGGCGAGACCTTCGGCATCGTCTCCGAGTTGCGTACCGCACTCGCCGAGCACCGCCAGGAAGACCGCGCCGATCTGCACGAGGTCAAGGAACGACTCACCGAGATCGAGGCGCGCCAGGCGCATGCCCAGGGGGCGGCGGCGGCGCGCCGGCACGGCGACACCGGCCGGCTGACCTTGTGGGCGGGTGCGGTCAGCGCCGCGGTCAGCGGCCTCACCGGCTGGCTGTTCTCGCACTGGACCGGGCATTGAGCACCATGCTGCCGCGCCGATTGGCGCCCGACCAGCCGGCGTCCGAGCGCGACCGCTGGCGCATCGTGCGCCTCGACACCCACGAGGAGCTGTCGGGGGAGATCCTGTCCGCCGATGTCGACGCCGGGATCGCGACGATGCGGGGAGCGGACGGCGCCGCCGTCGACTACTCGCTCGGCGCCGGCGGCATCGCGATCATCGGGAGGGAGAGATGATGAGGCACGGAATATTGGCGGCGCTGGCGCTCGCCGCCGCCCTCGGCGGCTGCGCCGAGGTGCAGCAATTCGCCGCCGGCGACCTCGCCAATGCGTCGGCACTCGCCGGCGTCGGCGCCGACCCGGTCGGCGCGCAGTGCTGGGATGCGCTTGGCCTGGCGGCGGCACCGACCCCGGCCCCGGCCGATGACGGTCTCGCCGTCCTCGCCGAAAGGAAGCGCCTCGCCGAGGCGGCCGTCGCCGGGCCGTGCGGCGCCGTCGTCGCGCCGCTGCTGCTGAAGGCGCTGCGCCTCTGATGCCGGTCTTTTTGAGCCTCGTCTTCTGCTGGGGAATGGCGGCGTCGCAATGCCGAACCATCGTGCCCGATGAGCCGGCGGCCGCCGGGCTCGCGTACTGCGCGGCGCGGGGGCAGCAATTGGCCGCGGTCTGGCTCGCCGATCACCCGAAGTGGTGGCTCGATCGGGTGCGGTGCAGCGTCGGCAGCAAGCCGCAGCGGCAGGACGACATATGACCGTCGGCGAACGCCGCGAGGAACTGGCGCTGCGGATCGGCCGGCTGATGACCGAGCTTATCGACCTGCGTGATGCGGTCGAGCACAAGGAAGACGAACTGGCGGCGGCCGAAGACGCGCTCGTCGAGCTCGACGACGACGGACCCGAATGATCGACGTGGTCCTCGACCTGTCGCACTGGCAGTCGGAGGTGGATTTCGCCGCGGTCAAGGCCGGCGGCATCGCCGCCGTGATCCTCAAGGCGACGCAGGGCATGAGCTGGGTCGATCGGGCTTTTGTGGGCCGGATGTGCCGGGCGAATGCCGCCGGGCTGCTGGTCGGCGCCTACCATTTTTGCGACGGCTCGAAGCCGGCGATCCAGGCCGAGCATTTCCTGCGCGTCGCCGGGTCGCTGCCCGTCCTGGCGCTCGACATCGAGGCGAACGCGCTCCCCGGCGAGAGTGCCTCGCCCGTGATCGCGGCCGAGATCGCGGCGCGGGTTCAGATCGCAAAGGGCCGCTCGCCGCTCGTCTATATCGGCCGCTGGGGGCCGTCGGGTACCGGCGCCGGGCTGCCGAACAGCGTGCTTTCGAAGTGCCCGCTGTGGCTGCCCGAATACGGCACCGACCCGGTGCCGCCGGCGGGCTGGGCGGCCTGGACCCTGTGGCAATACACCGATGCCGGCACCGCCGCCGGGGTCATGGGTCCGGTCGACCGGTCGCGTTTCGCCGGAACATTGGACGAACTCACGGCCTGGTGGAGCGGCCAGAGCATCGTGCTATAATAGCACGGTGGCGAAGCACATAGCGCGAGCGTAGTTACGTTCTCGCGGGCCAGGCGGGGGCGCCCGCCGCGCGGCATCATCGATTTCGCACCGACGCGGTTTCGGCGGCAGCACGGCGGCATCGAGCGGCTCTCCCTGCGGATCGCCGACGCCACAGGCGGCATCGGCCGCCCGTGGCGGGCGATCGGCCTCCTCGACGCACTCCTGCGGCAGCGGCGCATCGGCCCCGACATATTGGCCGCCGCCGCCGAATTCGGCCGCCAGTTCCGGCGCGCCCGGCTCGACACTCTGCGCGCTGCCGATCCCGGCCGCCCCGGCCTTGGGCTGCGCCGGCCTTACGAGCCGCCTGTGCCGGGTGCGGCGGTGGCGGAAGCGCGGGCGCGGGTGTGGGCCGCGATCACCACCGCCGGCGGGCTTGCGAGCCGCGGCGGGCGCGCATTGTGGCGCGTCCTCGGCCTCGGCGAGGAGGACGGCGCCGACGTGCCGGCCCTCGTCGCCGCTCTCGACGCACTGACCCGTTCCCGATGGAGCAACGGATGATGAACAGCACTCTCGTCGCCTACCTGTTGGCGCGGCTCCGGGAGCCGTCGACCTATGCCGGGCTCGGCGCGCTGCTCGCGGCCTTCGGGCTGCACCCGAGTGCGGCCGCACTCGGCGCCATCGTCAACGCCGCGGTGGCGCTCGCCGGGCTTGCCGCGGTGCTGATCCCGGAACAGAAGGGGCCATGAGATGGCGGCGGCCAAAACCTCCGACGCGGTGACCCGCTATCACGTCGCCGACCCGGCCAACAACCATCTCGTCCTCGAGGCCGGCGCCGCCGGCATGAAGACGATCCGGCTGATCGTCGGCGGCAACATCATCACCCTCGGCCAGCAGAACGTCACCGATCTGCTGCCGGCCTTCACCGCCTTTTCGACCACGGGAGTCCTCGCATGAAGATCCGGGTTTTCGCGGCGGCGGCCATCGCCACCGGATTGGCCTCCGGCGCGGTGCTGCCGCCCGGCGCCGGCATCGCGGCCACGATGCAGTGCGCCCCCTACCAGGTCATTTCCACGCCCTACCTGACCGGCACCACCTATACCGCCGACCGCGCCGGGATCGTCACCGGTATCGCCAACAATGACATCGCCGCTCTCGATAATTTCGGGTGCACGATTGTCGGCGTCGGTGGCGAGACGCTGATCGGGCGCCTCGTCGGCGCCAACATGAATTCGACCGCGGATCAGTCGATCCCGATGCTGATCGCGGCGAACCAGTCCTATACCCCGACCGCCGTCGTCGTGCGCAACTGCAGCGTCTCGCTGACGACCGCGGCGGGCTCGTTCTACAGCGCCGCCGCGAAGGGCGGCACCACCTTGGCCGGCTCCGGCGCCACCCAGGCGTTCAGCGGCTGCACCGCGACCGGGCTGACCGGGCAGACGATCGCCGCGACCGCGGCCGGCGGCAATGTCGTGCTGCCGGCTTCGACGCCGCCGATCCTGTCGCTGACCACGGCCCAGGGCGCGGCTGCGACCGCCGACGTCTACGTCTACGGCCGGCTCGGCCAGTAGCCGGAGCGCTGCGGAGGCGACGCGATGGCAACGCTCTATTTGACCGAGTTTGCCGCGCTCGGGCGTGACGTGCAGGGCGCGACCGTGCTTGCCGGCGACATGTCGCCCGTCGCCGAGCAGACGATAGTGATCGGCGCGTCGTCGACGATGAGCGCTCCGTTCAATACGCGCACGCAGTTCGTGATGGTGCATACCGATGCGACGTGCTCGATCGCGATCGGTCCGAGCCCGGTCGCGGTGGCCCCCGCGCATCGGCTGGCGGCCGGCGAGCGCCTGTTTTACTCGGTCGTGACGAGCGCCGCGCGGGTGCTCTCCGCGGCGACCCTGCCGGCGGCGCCGGTTGCGGTCCGCAACCTCTGGCAGCCCTCGGTGTCGGCGACGGCGACAACCGGGATCCCGCCCTTCGTCAAGGACGAGATCGCCGGCGCCATCGCCATCTCGCCGGGCTGCGCGGTATCGCTCTCGGCGTTGTCGGCGCTGTCGGGCGCCGCCTCGATGACCTGGGCCGAATTGCCTGCCTAGCGGTGTCGCTGGCGCTGTGGGAGTTCTTCTGGCCGGTCGACCCGTATTGGTCGGGGCTGATCACGGCCGATGCGCTAGCGCCGATCGAGGGATTGGCGACGACCCGCGCCGATCCGTCAAGCGCCATCGAAAGCCAAGGGTCGCAGATCACCGACGCAGGCGCGCGGACCGAATGGCTGGCATCGCAGATAGGCGACGCCGGTTTCCCGGTCGAGCTTTTATCGACGGGGCGGGGCGATGCCAGCTCCCCGCTTGAGCTCCCGTCAAGCCAGCAGAGCGACGGCGGACTCGTTGAATGGCTCGCGGCGCGACAGAGTAACAGCGGCCTCCTCGCCGAGTGGCTGGCAGCGCAGATCAGCGATGGCCGGTTCCCGCTTGAGGATCTTGCGACGCAGACGAGCGACGCCGTCGCGGCCGTCGAGTATCTCGCAGCCATGCTGCGCGCCGGCGGCTCCTCGCCGGCGGAAGTGCTGGCGATGACGAGCGCGGACCCTGCGGCCGCAATCGAAGCGCTTGGCAGCGCGCTCGGTCGTCTGATCGTGCTGGAATTTCTCGGTCAGGCGCCGGCCGGAACGGCGGTCGCGACGTTTCGGTTCATCGCCAATCTCGCGACGATGCTGTCGAGGCACTGAGAGGATGCAGTTCCGGCTCCTGTCGGCGGCGGCTCTGGCCGCCGTTTTGCTGTCGGCGACGATACCGGCGATGGCCTCAGCGCAGAGCCGTGCGCTCGCGCTCTACGTCGCCTGCCGCGCCTATGGCCAGGGGCGGATGCCGCTCGACCGCTTTGTCGACGCGGTCGAGCGCTTCGACCATCCCGGTTACCGGCGTTTGCGCTTCTGGCTGCTGCTGTGCGGCGGCACCTGAGTTTTCGAAGGAGACACGCATGAGGCTCTATCTGCCGATCGCCAAGGTCGATGCGGCGGCGCACATGGTCTACGGCTACGCCTCGACCGAAGCGCAGGACGACCAGGGCGAGGTCGTCAAGCGCGAGGCGCTCGAAGGGGCGCTCGGCGACTATATGCGCTTCGGTAACATCCGCGAGATGCACCAGCTCTCGGCGGTCGGCAAGGCGAAGAATGCCGAGATCGACGACAAGGGCCTCTATCTCGGCGCCAAGGTCGTCGATGACCGGGCCTGGGAGAAGGTCGTCGAGGGCGTCTATTCCGGCTTCTCGATCGGCGGCAAGGTGCTCGAGCGCGAGGCCGGCGATCCGAAGACGATCTCAAAGCTGCGGCTCGACGAGATCAGCCTCGTCGACCGGCCGGCCAACCCGGAGGCGGTCTTCGATTGCTGGAAGCGATCCGTGGAGCCAATTGGCATCCAGATGGATCCATTGGCCGCGCTCAAGGCCGCGATCGCGCGGGTCGAGGCGCTGGTCAAGGCCGGGGAGGACCCATACGGCGAGGTCGAGTACGCCGACCCTGGCTACCAGGAGGACAAGAAGAAGCGCTACCCGATCGACGGCGAGAAGCACATCCGCGCCGCCTGGAACTACATCCACAAGCCCAAAAATGCCGGCAAGTATTCGGCCGACGAGGTGAACCGGATCAAGGCCAAGATCGTCGCCGCCTGGAAGGACAAGATCGATCCGAAGGGGCCGCCCGAGGCCGATGACGGCGAGAAGGCGGCGCGCGCCGAGCTGAAAAAGCACCTCTGGGATGTCGGCGGCGTCGCCGAGATCATCCTGCGGCTCGACTGGCTGAAGGATTGCCTCGCCACCGAGGCGATCGTCGAGGGCGACGGTGATGAGCAGGCAAAGCGGCTCGAAGCGATCGTCGACGAATTGTGCGGCTTCCTGAACGCGCTCGTCGCCGAGGAGACGGCCGAGATCATCGGCGACCGCGAGGATATGGGCACCGCTGGCGAACCGGCGGCCGCGATGATGATGAGCGCGATCGCGTCGAGCCTCGCCAAATCCGGCCTTGCCGGCCGCGCCAAGGCGTTTGAGGCGCTCGCCAAGGCCAGGCATTCGATGGGTGACCAAGCGCTTCTCGATTGTGCACATGGGGCTTGCAAAGCGGCGCGCGGCATCGATGGGCTGACGAAGGCCGAGGCGGGGCACCTTAACGACTGCATGGATGCGCTGAAGGCAGCCGGGGCGCACGAAAGCCACGGTGAGGATTCGACCCAGGACACCGCGCGCAACCCCGAACACAAGGCACCAAACGTCATGCCGCCGGCCGAGGAATACCGGCCCGGCGAATACACGACGGTCAACACCGCCGAACACACGAAGCGGCTCCTCGCGCTGATCGCGCAGAGCCTCGGCAAGCGCGGCAGGGCGCACCAGGCGCTGATGGACGTGGCGCACGGCTGCCTCAACAAGCTGACCGACGGCAAGACCTGCGCCGCTGACGGCTGGGGCCTCTTGCCGAGCGCCGAGGACAAGCCGTCGCCGACATTGGAGGGCGGCGACGGCTCGAAAAAGGTCGGCGGCCGCCATTCGAAAGAGACGATGCAGCATCTCCGAAAAGCGCATGGCCACCTTGTGGCCGCCGGCGGCAAGTGCGACGCGGTCGGCACCACCGACGACCATCCGCTCGACGACGAGGCCGAGGAGGAGGGCGAAGGCACCGAGTTCGAGCATCCCGGCAAGGCGCGCCGGCCGGGCAATCTCAAAAAGCGCTACGACGCGCTCGCCGAGAGCGTCGCCGACCTAGCCCCGCGGCTCGATGCGATCGCCAAGACTGTCGAGCAGATCAAGAACACGCCGCTGCCGCCCTTGACCCGCTCGGCGGCCGGGCTCACCCGGGTCGAGAAGAGCCGGGACGGCGTCGGCGGCGGCGATCCGACCGACGCCGAGCTGATGGCGCGGATCGCGAAGATGAGCCCCGACGAGCAGGCGATGCTCTTGATCAAGGCGGCGCGGATGAAGCCCTACCGCATCGGCGTGCCGGGCGCCGCGAACACCGGCAATGGCTGACCCGAGCTATCTCGACAGCATCGATGCTCCCGGCAAGGCATGGCTCCTTGACTACGCGGGCACCCTGCTTCGGAGCGCACAGGAGATCCGGATGCCGGTGTTCGTTGTCGAGACCGATGCCGGCAGCTCGTAGTCAAGGAGCGTCACCTGATCGCGATCGTCAGATATGACGCGGCGCGATGGGGCGCGGCAACCGGGGCAACGAGGCCCGGCTTTCGGCGGCCAACCTAGCCGCGCCGGACAAGGGGGAAAGCATGGAAGATGACCTGATCGAATTGATCGCACCCGGCGGCTGCGACGAGGCGAACCACGGCCTCGTGCGCTACCGCGTCGACAATTCGGGCCGCATCCGGGTGCCGCGCGAGGCGGCCTTCTGGCTCATCAAAAAGGCAGGTTTTGTGCCGGCCCCGGCGACGCCGCGGGAGCCGGATCGAGGCGGCGCGGACGCCCCACGCCCGCGCCGCACACCACCCCGTGGCGCCACTATCGAGGAGTAACCCCACGTGAACGGCATCACCGCAGACACGCTCGCCCTCTACAAGGCGGCATTGGCCAAGCCTTCGGACGAGATCGCCAAGACGATTTCGACCGGCACCGGCCTCATCGCCTACGATTTGCAGGCGCCGGCAAAGAACCTCTACCCGGTCATCACGCCGCTGCGGAACGTCATTCCGCGTGTCGGCGGCGGCACCGGCACCGCGACCAACTGGCGCCAGGTCAACGCCATTGTCGGCTCCGGCTTCGACGCGATGGGCTGGGTTCCGGAAGGTCAGCGCTCGGGGCAGATGAGCTATTCGACCTCGAACAAGTCGGCCAGCTACGTGACGATCGGCGAAGAGGACGCCGCGACCTACGAGGCGATCGCGGCCGGCGTCCATTTCGAGGACATTCAGGCGCGGATGACCTTCCGCCTGTTACAGAAGATGATGCTGAAGGAGGAGATGGCGATCCTCGCCGGCAATGCCGGGGGCTCGGCCGGCGGCGTCAGTCTCGGCACGCCGGGGACGCCCACGGTCTCGGCGATCGCCAACGCCGCTTCGACGCTCGGCACCGCCACCTATTACGTGCAGGTCGTGGCGCTGACCCTCGAAGGCTTCCAGAACTCGGGCGGCACGCCCTTAAACACGGTTGCCGGCAGCGCCAACTCGGCGGTGACCGCGGCGAGCCTCGTCGCGACCGCGAAGAGTGTGACCGGCGCCGACGGCAAGAACTACACCCTCTCCGGCGGCAGCTCGAACATCAGCGCGCTCTCGGCCGGCCAGGCGGTGACGAGCGGCACCAACATGCTTGCCGCGAGCGTCGCCGCGGTCTCGGGGGCGGTCGCCTATGCCTGGTTCGTCGGCACCACCAATGCCGCCGGCTCCGGCACCTTGCAGGCGATCACGACGATCAACTCGGTCGCGATCTCGGCCCCGCTCGTCACCGGCACCCAGCCGGCGAGCCAGGTCACGGCCGACAACAGCTTCAACGCCAGCTACGCCTATAACGGGCTCCTGACCACGGCCCTCGCCTCCGGGTCGAACGCCTATATCAGCACGCTCGCTACCGGCACCGCCGGCACCGGCACCTTCCTCACCGCCTCCGGGCGCGGCTCGGTCGTCGAGATCGACACGATGTTCCAGACGATGTGGAACAATTTCGAGCTGTCGCCGACCGTGCTCTACGTCAATGCGCAGGAGCTGAAGAACATCACGACCAAGGTGCTCTCGAACAGCTCCGGCCCGTTGCTGCGCTATGACCGGCCGGCCGATGGCGAGGGCGGCGGCGAGTACCAGCTCACGGCCTCGGGCGTCGTCGCCTTCTACTACAACCCGTTTGCGATGAACGGCGGCCTGCGCATCCCGGTGCGGATTCACCCGCGGGTGCCGCCCGGCACGATCATCGGCTGGGCCGAGAACCTGCCGATCCAGTACCAGTCGAACGAGGTCCCCAACGTCGCCGAGGTCAAGACCCGGCAGGACTACTACCAGATCGATTGGCCGATCGTCACCCGCCAGCGCCAGGTCGGCGTCTATGCCGAGAGCGTGCTGGCGGTCTATGCCCCGTTCGCCATGGGCGTGATCACCAACATCGGCAACGGCTGATCTGGTGATTGCGCGCGAGCCGGTCTACGCGGCGCTGTGGGCATTGGTCGCCGAGGCCGGCGACTTCGCGACCGCGAGCCGGCGGCTGCGGCACTGGTCGGACGTGGGCCCGGCCGAACAGCCGGCGGTGTTCATGTGCGAGAAGGGCAGCGAGGCGAAAATCAAGGCGCTCGGCGCGCCGGTCGTGTGGACGCTCTATGCCGACTTCTACCTCTACGTCCACTCGAGCGACCCGTACCGGGCGCCGGCCACGGTGCTGAACCCGCTCCTCGATGCGGTCGAGGCGGCGTTGGCGCCGTCGCCGGCGACCGGAATTCAGGATCTCGGCATGCCGGCGGTGGTGCAGCACGCCTACATCGCCGGGAAGATCGAGACCGACGAGGGCGTCTTGGGCGACCAGGCGATCGCGATCGTCCCGGTCGAAATCCTGTGCGTGTGACATGGCTTTTGGCGATCTGACGACCTTGGCCGATGTGCGGGCGTGGCTGCAGACCGGGCCGCAGCCCTACCCGTCGAGCGACGACGCGTTGTTGTCGCGGCTGATCACCGCGGCGAGCCGGTTTGTCACATCCTGGCTCAACCGGCCAATCGTCGCCGGCGATTGGCAGGAGACGCGCGACGGGCTCGGCTCGTGGGGCGAGGACGCGACGATCGTCTTTGCGGTGCAGCCGGTGACGGCGGTGCTCCAGGTCGTCGTCGATTACATCACGATCCCGGCAGTTCCGGCGTTCGTTCCGGCACCGCCGGGCCAGATCGCGATCGTCGCGAGCCTCCCGACCGGGCCGGCCGGCTATGTCTTCACCGCGACCGCGCTGACCATCCGCGGCTACTGGGTGCCGCAGAAGAAGGCGTGCATCTCGCTCGTCTATACCGCCGGATTTGCGCCGGTGCCGTTCGACATCGCACAGGCGACGATCGAGCTCGTCTGCCGCAAATACCGCGAGCGCACGCGGATCGGCGAGCGCTCGAAATCATTGGGCGGCGGCGAGACCACGGCCTACGAGACGATGAGCTTTTCGCTGCGCGACATGCACTCGGACATCCAGGTGCTGCTGCAGCAGTACCGGCAGGTGGCGCCACTGTTCGGCGCGGCACCGGTGCCGGCGGCGACCCAGACCGACCCGGCGATATTGGCGGCGGCGGCGTGAGCGAACCCGTGACGCAGGCGAGGTTGCGCGGCCGCGGGGCAAGATCGTTGCGCGGCCGCGCGGCCGCGATCGTCGACCGCTGGTTCGCGGCGCATTTCCCGGCCTCGCCGGACGCTGCGCGGCTCCTCGTTGCCGCCTCGCCCGACGAGTTGCGTGCCGTCCTCGTCGAGGTCGTCGCCGAGATCATCGCCGACAAAGGAGCGTGATGTCCGATCAACTTCTCCCCGGCACCGAGATCGAGATGGGCGGCAGGAACTGGGTCGTGCCGCCCTTGACCCTCGGTCAGTTGCGCCGGCTGGCGGGCGATATCGGCCGCATCGGCGAGCGCAGCGGCGTCCTCGACGGCGAAGCCGTCGGCGCCGTCGTGCGCATCGTCACCGCTGCACTCCAGCGCAATTATCCCGACCTCGGCGAGCAGGCGGTCGAGGAGATGCTCGACCTCGGCAATACCGGCCAGGTGCTCTCGGCGGTGCTGACCGGCTCGGGGCTGCGGCGGGGTGCCGGGTCGGGGGAAGTCTCGGCCCCCGCTTCCGCGGGGGCGAGCTTGTCGGGCGATGGCACGAACTCTACGGCCTCCTCGCCGCCGCCTTCGGCTGGCGCATCGGCGACATTGACGAATTGACCCTCATCGACATCGACGAGCTGCTGCTGCCGTATCTCGCCGAGCACCCGCCGGTGCACATCCTCGTCGCCGGCGCCGTCGGCTTCAAACCGCGAGCGAAGCGAGCGCCCTCGGGCTTGACCCGAGGGCCTCAATCCGCCGGTGACGACCCCGTGTCGCAGCACGGGGCAAGCCTGGGTGAGGCCATGGCGGTACTCGGCACCGGTGATGTGCATGCCGGGATGCGGCAGCCGGTGATCCTCGATTTCGGCCGCCTCAAGGCGGCGGCAGCAAACAGGAGCTGACCCATGCAATTGGCTTTCGGCGCCGGTGCCTTGTGGGGCGAGCGCACCGACCAGACCGGCTCGGGCATCGGCCCGCGCCAGTTCGGCGTCCTCCAAGATATCCAGATCGATTTCGACTGGACCGCGAAGGAACTCTACGGGCAATACCAGTTCCCGGTGGCGATCGGCCGCGGCCAGGGCAAGATCACCGGCAAGGCCAAATTCGCCCAGATCCTCGGCCTCGTCTTTGCCGACATCTTTTTCGGCCAATCGGCGGCGACCGGGCAGTTCGGCATCGCCGAATACGAGGCCGACGCGGTGCCCGCGTCGTCGCCGTTCTCGGTCACCGTCGCCAACGCCGCCAATTACAATGACGACCTCGGCGTCACCTATGCGACTTCGGGGCTGCGCTTCAACCGGGTGACGACGCCCAGCGCCGCCGGCCAGTATTCGGTCAATTTCGCGACCGGCGTCTATACCTTCAGCTCGGCCGATGCCAGCGCCGCGGTCCTGATCAGCTATACCTACAACATCACCGCTAGCGGCGAGAAATTGACCATCACCAACCAGCTGATGGGCATCCTGCCGACCTTCAAGGCGACGTTCTACACGACCTACCAGGGCAAGGGCACGGCGCTCAGGTTGAACGCCTGCGCCGCGAACAAGCTCTCGCTGCCGACCCGGCTCGACGACTGGACGATCGAGGAGCTCGATTTCATGGCCTTCGCCGATTCGAGCGGCACCATCGGCTACTTCTCGACCGTCGAATAGGGAGCCGCTCGGCCGTGCCGCCGCCGGTGCCCGGCGCCCGGATCTCGCCGCTGACCCCCGGATCTTCGTCCGGGTCCCCGGAACGCCCGCAGGGCGGCCGTCCGGGGATCGCTTATTCGTGGGGCGCGCCGGCGACGTTGTGGGGCGGGCAGTCGGCACTCGCACCAGTCGACCCGGTGTTCGACCGCACTGGGCTCTTCAGCCCGGGCGAGCCGCTCGTCCCGAACACCGCGGAGCGGCTGCGAACCTGGGATTTCCCGGTCGGCTGGAACCTCGTCTACACGCCGAGGTCGTGGGAGGAGGTCGGCTTCGACGAGCTGCGCGCACTCGCCCGCTATTACCTCGTCGCCGCCGCGATCGAGACCAGGAAGGACCAGATCGAGAAGTTCGAGTGGGCGATCGTCAACCGCGAGCCCGACAGCCCGAGGAGCGGTGCTGAGCGGCGGATCGCGCAGCTGACCGAGTTCTGGCGCCACCCCGATGGCGAGACCGAATTCGCGACGTGGCTCAGGACGGCACTCCACGATTTGTTGACGATCGACGCGCCGGCCTTCGAGGTGCGCCGGACCAGAGGCGGCGACATCATCGGGCTCGATGTCGTCG